GCGACCGCGGCTAAGCCAGCTGCCAAAGCACCGCCGACCAACTCCAAACCCGCGGCCGCACCTGCGAAGCCTGCCCCTGCATCCAAGCCTGCGCCTGCCAAGGTTGCTCTCAAGTCCTTGCCCAAGGCAGAGCTGGAAAAACCCGCATGTTTCGGGTTGGACCCGGACGCTGGCGAGAAAATCTGCCAGGACTGCCCGGTGAACAAGGAATGCTTCGACAAGTGCGGCGTGGATCTTCCCGGTGCCGGGGCTGCCGCTGCGGAGGCATCCGAGGTGAGTGTCAGCGATGAAACGGTGGCCGATGAAGTCGCTCACCTCAGCGCGTCTGAATGCACTGCCGGTCAGGTTTACCTGGTCACCGTTGGCGCCGATGACGTCGAAGCCACCTACAAGGGCCCGGCCAAGGGCAAGCACTTGTTCGTGCAGAACAACACCAACACCCTGCTGAAGCTGGAAGCGGCCGATGCGGTGAAGCAGATGGTCACGGCTGAAGAGGCCGCGGTAGAACCGGACGGCGCTGCTGCCGATGCAACCAGCGCCGAAGCGGATGATGAGCTGAGGAAACTGGAGGCCGAACTGCTGAAGACCAGTCCCAAGCCTGCTCCTGCGAAGAAAACGAAGTAGCACATGGCAACGGCAGCCACAATAGCGGCGGGCAAAACCGCCGCAACGCCGAAGTCGCCAATACCGCAAAAGAGTGTGGCGGTTCCGAAAGTGGCGAAGCCAGTGGTTGCCGTTGCCAAATCTCACAATCCAATCAGCAAAGCGCCGCCGGTCCCGAAAGTCAAAGCCGTTGTTGCTTTCAACTTGACGGATCATCTTGCTGATGAGTTGTCAAAATTGTCTCCGACCGATGTCAGCACATCGCCCAAGCTACGGGTGAAATTGCCTGGGGTGATTCCGTCGCGTGTTCCAACGTTGGATGCTGCTCTTGGTCGTGGCGGTTGGCCGATGGCAAGGTTGGTCATCGTCACGGGCCCGGAAGGCGGAGGCAAGACCACAATCGCCCTCCACGCATGCCTTTCAGTCCAAGAAATGGGAGGCAAGATCGTTTATCTGGATCAGGAGCACAAGCTTGATCTCGATTACGCCAAATCGATTGGTGTGAATCTCGATGACATGTTGCTCTCTCAGCCTTTTGGCTTGGAGAATTGCTTTCCGTTGATGGAGAGCGCCGTGAAGATCATGACCGCGAAAGCGCCGGACAAGCCGCTGCTTATCGTCTTGGACAGCATGAATGCTGCTCGTACCATTGCTGAATTTGAAGAAGAAGATCCAACCAAACTGTTTGTTGGCCCTCAAGCCCGCGTTATGTCATCAAAGTTGCCTAAGTTGGTGCGCGCTATCGCTGGCACGAAGGTGACGATCATGTTCATCAGCCAACCCCGGACGTCAATGGGCGGCACAGCGAGTTGGACTGAATTGGTTGCTTGTGGGAAGGCGCCAAAGATGTACGCCGCGGTCATCGTATCGTTGGAGCGTGACGGCTTCCTGAAGCGCGGTGACACAGACATCGGCTCTAAAGTGAAGGCCAAGGTCATCAAGAACCAGGTTGCGCCGCCTTTCAAGGTTGGCAAGTTTTCGATGGTTTGGGGACAAGGGATCGACTTGGTTGACGCCCAACTCCAACGCGGCTGCGACTTGGGGATGATGTCTTACTCGAAGGGCATCTATGAGTGCCCGTATCCCTTCGATGCTCCAACAGGAGAACCATTGAAATGGCAAGGGACAAAGGGGATTCAGAGGATCATGAAGGATCATCCTGAATTCATGGCACGTTTGATCGAAATCGATCGCGAGACGTACAAACTACCACCATAAAACCATGAGCGGCCGCGTCCAAATCCCATGCAACGAGTGCGCAGCGCTGATCAGCCACTGGCACCAGTGCCACGTTTGCGCGCTTGACATAGGATACTGCAAGGACCACGGCAACTTGGATAGGGCGCGTGAAGAGATGCGATCCCACATCCTCGACCAGCACACAGGAACTGGACTGAACAATGTACCGAGCGATCCTCATATCTGACATCCATTGCAGCAACGCGCTGCCGCATTCCAAGCGCAACCCGGATACCATGTACACTGATCGGCTTTTGGACACCATCAGTGTCTTGGATCAGGCGCGTGAGTACGCCAACAAGCAAGAGATTCCAGACATTTGGATACTTGGGGATCTCCTCGACAAGCGGCTTGCCGACGCCATCACATTGAAAGCGGTATCGTCGGCGCTCCGCCGCATGTTCGCATCGCAAGGGACGTTCCGCCGGGTGTTGCTCGTTCCCGGCAATCACGAAGCCGCGGACGGCGCAGGCAAGCACTTCATTTTGGATGCCTTCACCGACATCGGTTGCTGGGTTGCTGGGGTGTCTGCTCCGCTCGGTGAACCATTCACGACAGGCGCCTCAACCGGTGATCCAGTGTTCTTGCCGCTGCCCTATCAACCCGAGAAACGTGCCACGGAAATCATCGAAAGTTGGTTGCCAGCATGGAAGGGCAAGGGCATCCCGCTGATCCACCAGTCCATCACCGGTGGTAAGATGGGAAATTGGGTTTGCCCGGACGGCGTGTCATCCGAACTGCTGGCCCAATTCAGGTTCACACTTTCAGGTCATTTTCACACGCGCCAAACGCTCGGTCCCAAGAACAACATCATGTACATTGGCGCACCGCTACAACACAACTTCGGTGATGAGGGTGAGGTTCGCGGATGGACGCTCTTGGGATGCGACTACAAGAACGTCAAGGCCGCGCTATGCCCCGCCAAGGCGCCGAAGTTCCACACAATAACGCTGGATTCACAGCAACGGCCGGATTACGCCGACTATTGGTCAACGGGAAGCGCTGGTGACTACGTCACCGTCAGATCTGCCAATCTGGAAGACGCCAAAAAATTGTGTGAATCGTTGATCGATGACGGAAAAGCCGCCATGGCTAAGCCAGTCCTGATTCCGAAGGAACAACAGGCCAAGAACAGACTGGTTGACGACTCGGGTGTTGCCCCGTCCGCCATGACATGGAATGTGGCGCTTGATGGCTACACCAAGATGGTGACGACGGAGCTTGACCGTGCTGCTCTGCTTCAGAAGGGGTTGGACTTCATCGCCGCGGCGGAAGGCGGTGTGAAATGAATGTTCGTCATTTCAGGCGAGCAGCGTTTGCTTTGGCTGATTTTGCAGAGCGCCCAATGGTGAACATCAGGTTTCATTGTCAGGCTCACGGTCTGTCTTATTCGCTGACAGAGGAACTGTGTGATATGATTTTGGATGAAGTGGTTTTCGTGTTGGGTGAGCGTTTGCCCACAACGCCGGAATCGCGATCAAGCGCATGCTGGAATTTGGCATCCCAGTTTCTTGGCGAGAAAGCGGTGGTGCGAAGATGATCAAGTTCAACAGCATAGGCATCAAGGACTTTGGGCCGCTCGGCATGATCAACTTGGTGTTTGAGAACGGCCTGTGGTTGATCAAGGGTGACAACCGCGATACGGACGCAGCCGACTCCAACGGATCCGGGAAAAGCCACTTGTTCGATGCCATCCAGTGGGGCCTGTTTGGTGAGACCAATGATGGCGCTCGTGGTGATGAGCTCATTCGTATCGGCCAACCCGAGATGGACGTGCTGATCGAATGGAGTGATGATGGCCATGCCTACAAGTTAGAGCGGCAAAAACGTCGAGGCAAGGCTGTTGGGCTTCAGCTGGCATGCGATGAACAAGCAATCTCTATGGCCACTCCGGAGTTGACTCAAGCTGAAGTCGAGCGCATCCTTGCCATGGACGTGAAGACCTGGCGCAATACGGTGGTCTATGGCCAAGGCGATCTCGCACGCTTCGCGGATCCAAAGACCACAGATGGCGAGCGCAAATCCATCCTGAAGCGCATCCTGCGCTTGGACGTGCTGGATGCTGCTCTGAAGCTCGCACGCAAGGAAGTCGAAACCGCGGACAAGGCCATCGCAGCAACACAAGCCAACATCGGCAAGGGCGAAGCGTTCATTGCTGGCCTTGGGACCACAGATGGGCTGGATGCGGAACTTGCCCGCATCGATGCAGACTTGGCGACTCAGAGAGTCGAGGTTGCCAAAGCACCCAAGATCAAGCATGTGCTCGACTTGCTGAACCAGCGCATCAAAGATTTCGAGGCGCTTAATGTGCAGATGGCCAAGGCGCGTGCCGACATCCGCACGCTGGAACAACACGTTTCCTCGTGCGACCGCAACGGCGCCGTGGCCGCATCAGCGGCTAAAAGCTTGGACAAGCAAATCCAACAGCTGGAGCGCGGGATCTGCCCGACTTGCGGTGCCAAGACAAGCAACACGCCGGAGGCCAAAAAGCGCGTCACAGCGATGAAGCAAGAGCTTGCTGGCTATGCTGAAAAGGTAAACACCCTGTTGGAATCGCGTGAGCAGTACGTCCAAACCATCACCGAGGCACAGGCCGGCATCGAGACACTGGAAGCGCAACTGGAGCAAGACCGGGCTTGGCGCGAGAAACGCGGCCAACTGCAATCCGAGCTTCAACGCGCGGAATCCGCTGGTGATGAGATGGATCGCTTGAAAGCCGATAGGAACGGCGTTGTTGCTCGCAAGGCTGAGCATGCCATCAAGTTGGGCGCATATCGCGACAGGCTGGGTGTCTTGCGACAGGATTTGTCCGAGCAAGAGCGAGCAGCAGAGCTGTCACGCTATTGGGTGAAGGGATTCGGCAACGCTGGCTTGCCCTCGTTGATGATGGACGCCATCGTGCCGCAGATCTCGACCAGTGCCAACAAGTACCTGGAGACGTTGGCTGACGGTGATATCAAGGTCACCTTCGACACTCAGTCCAAGCTGAAGTCGGGTGAATCCAGGGACAAATTGGCCATGGAACTTTGCATCGAAGGTGTTCAAGGTTCCCGGCCGAGTGGCGGCCAGAAGCGCAAAATCAGCATCGCGGTTGATCTCGCGTTGATGGACTTGGTGGCGTCGCGTGAGCATTCGGCCATCGACTTCTTGGGGATGGATGAAGTCCTGGATGGGCTTGACGCCGCGGGGAAGTCTCGGGTTATGGACTTGTTGCGCAAGCTGCGCGAGACAAAATCATCAATATATGTGGTTTCACACGATTCAGGGTTGGCGGAATTATTTGAGAGCCAGATCACAATTGTCAAAGAGGGTGGTGTTGCGCGCGTGGAGGTTGATGGTTGACGGACGCAGAGCGCTTTTGGTCTAAGGTCAACAAGAACGGCCCAATTCATCCGGTCTTAGGCACATGCTGTTGGCTTTGTGCTGCTGGGGCAGATCCGCATTATGGTGTATTTTCGTATCACGGGGTGAATGTTGGCGCGCACCGCTTCGCATTCTTTCTGAAACACGGCCGGTGGCCCAAACCTTGTTGCTGTCACAAGTGTGATGCTCAATTGTGTGTGAATGATGATCATTTGTTCGAAGGGACGTATGCAGACAACACACAGGATGCCATGTCCAAAGGGCGGTGGGCGCCAAATTGGAACAAAGGAAAGAAGATGGCAGAGTCTTGGAGGCTGAAGGTGATCGCATCAAAAACCGGAGTTCCGCGGCCAAGATGTGCTGTCGAGGCATCAGCCGCTAAACGCAGAGGCATAAAACACCCAATCGGATGCTCACATTGCTCTGCCATTAAGGGCAACAAATACAGAAGCATGGCGGCCTTGAAGACGGAGAAACGACAATGAAACTGACATGCGCATGGACAGGGAAGTATCTGAAGATTGTTCAAGATGCCAGGTTTGATGCACCTGTTTGGGCCAAGACCATCGACCTGATTCGCAATGTGTTGCGCCAAGTAGGGCTGGAGCCGCTGGATGAGGACTTGGAGAACGGCGAGGCGCACTATGTTAGATGTGAGGAGTTGACACAAGCAGTCGCCATGGTCAATTTGCTGATTCAGAAACGTCGCTCGATCAGCGATGACATGGAAATTTGCGGCACGACAGCCATGAGCATTGAGTTGTTGGACGACCACACCAACGACTTCCAGCGCGCGGATCCTTGGCGCAGGCTCATCGACTCCGGCTTGCTGCCGATCATCAATCAGATGATGGTTGATACCGGGTGGCAGCTGGTCGAGGCCGGCAAAGAAGAGTCAGGAGACACGATCGTTCAGCCTGTTGTGTGCAACGAAAACGTTTGGAGCCACTACCAGGCTATCATGAAGGAATTCGACGATTGAGTATCACCACGCACAGAATTTGGCAAGATGTTGTACCGTTCATCAGGGTCAACATGCGATACAACAATGGCAAGTACGGACCTGTGTGCGATGCAGTTTATGTTAATGGTGCTCCTGATTGGTTGGTGGCAAAGTTAATTGCAGTTAGGATGCCTTGCGTTAGATGCCGCAGCGTTATCAGCCCATTCCGCGCTCGCACCAAAGACTCGGATGACAATCGTGAGCACCCCCATTACATCTACTTGTCATCGACTTGCCAGATGGCCGAGCCTGGCAGAGAAGGTTGTTGTAGAAGCAAGGCATCAAGTCAAGAAAAGCAAGCAATATTGGCCAAATTGGCTGCCGACAACCCAACTGCCATCAATACATCGAGGGCGCGATGAATCACCCGATTCGTATTCACGGTTGGGATCTTGCATTGAACCATTCCGGACTGGTTGAAATGGACGGTGAAGGCCGGGTGACATGGTTCAAGTACGTCACAAGCAAACCCACGCAAGCCAAAGCAGCATGGGGCGGCGTCCATCTCAGCATCAAACCCAAGAACAAGACCGATCGTCACCAACACATGATTGATCGCTTGCTCTGGTGGTCGCACTACCTGTTAAATGTGATCGCGGAACGCAATCCCACGCATATATGCATAGAAGACTACGCATTATCGGGCAAAGGCATGGTCCACCACATTGGTGAGTTGGGCGGGGTGGCGCGGATCGCGTCGGTGATGAGTGGCGCTAAACTTCGGCTCCACGACCCGGTGACTTTGAAGATGTATGTGGCGCACAACGGAGCAGCGAAGCCAGAAGAGATGGAAGAGTCAGTGTACAAACGGTGGCCAAAGACCAAGATCTGGTCCCAACTTCCGACCGAGGCACGTTTGGATTTGGTTGTTGGGTACGCGTTGTGTCGCGTGCTGCTGGACGAAATCAACCTGCGTTCAGGCAAGCTGCGTTTGGATACCCTTGACCCCAAAGAAATACAGGCATTCATGCGCGTCACAAAATCCAACCCGGTCAACTTGCTCGGAAGGGAATTCATCAACTATGAAGCCCAACAATGAACGCGTCGCCATATTCGTTGACGCTGCGTCCATGTGGATTGATGCGCGTCGCTACGGCGAAGCACACGAGATGCAAGGGTCACGCATCAACTACAACCACCTGCGCAAGCTGCTGATCGGCAACCGCCGTTGTGCCATGTCCATGGTGTACTTGCGCCAAGTCAACGACCTGGCCAAGTTTGAGACGGCCTTGCTCCACATGGGCTACACAACCCGCAGCCTGCCCGGCGATGCTCACACAGCCATCAAGGAGGACATGGAGCGCACCGCAGACAGCTATGACGTGGCTTGCTTGGTGTCACGTGAGGGTGACTACACAGACCTATTGTCCAGATTGGTGGCCATGGGAAAGCGCATTGAAGTTCACAACTTTGATCAAAATGATGCGTCCATATTGATTCCCAAAGAGCCCGGCGTCAACATAGTCAACCTCAAAGATGACGTGTTGATGACGCACAACAGATCTTGGCAATGATGAAAATCAGAAAAAGCACATGGATTCGCCCGCTGCGCTTGGAAGTGAAAAACCTTGCTTGGCGTAGGATGGTCTGCCTTTTCTTCCCGCATTCCGGGGTTGCTCACAAAACACTGAAAAACGTGAAGATCTGCTCAAGGTGCTATTCCATTTTTGATGGGGCATCTAGGGATGGAGGCTGAGCGCTTCGATTTGTTGATCGTTGACGCTCGCCACCTGCTGTGGCGCTCCACAAGCGTTCTGGCTGCCCCGTCCGCGAAGGTTCGCAACAACGGCAAGCCCTTCGAACCGTTGTCTGCTACGATGCCTGATGGATCAAAGGTGATGACGGGCGGGGTGTACGGTTTTCTCTGCATCCTTCACGCCACATGGAAACAGTTTGGCGGCGTGCCTTTCATCGCGTGGGATGGTCGTCAAGGACCAACCGAACGTTTCAAGATCTTCGACAACTACAAGCACCATGCTGAGCGCCTTGCTGCTCCCCAAGACGGTGGGGACGCATCCCAGCGCCGTGAGATGATGAAAATGATCTTCGATGGCCAACGGGTGCTGCAAGAGTTATTCGTCCACCTGGGGATCCGACAAGCCGAGGCACCTGGCTGGGAGGCTGATGACGTCGTTGCCACACTGACGCAGTATTACAGAAATGGCAACAGCATTGGGATATTGAGCGGCGACCGCGATCTGATGCGCTTGGTCGGCTGCAATGTCAAGTTGATCCGGCCGCTGAAGGAGGGCAAATTTGACGTTGTTGACGATGCTGGCGTCATGGCTGCTTACGGGGTTGCGCCGGACCACGTGTGCGACTTCAAGGCCTTGGCCGGCGATACAGGCGACAACATCCCAGGTGCCATGGGCATCGGTCCTAAGACAGCGGCGAAGCTGCTGGCGCAACACGGCCGATGGCAAGATGTTTTGGATTGGGCGATTGCGAACGAGCCGACAAAGGCCTGGCACCACGCGCTGATCGACTGCTACAACGACGTCGTGATGTCAGCCAAGCTGGCAGCGTTGAATTGCCATGCGCCACTTCAGTTCATCCCGGCGAAGGCAGACAGCCAAGCAGCATTCTTGCAGATGGCCAAGTATCAGTTCAAATCACTGTTGGCCGATGGGCGATTCAGGGAGTTGTTGAACATGGGGTGCCAAAATGCTTGAAAATCCTGTAATCATCAGGATCAAATCGACATTTTGCCCACATATTTGCTTGGATTGCTACTGGGAACATCGTTACAAGAGTCTGCTGGTGCAACACAAGTTGTTGCGCATGAAGTTCTTTCCCAAGTCAAACAACCATAAGGTGGTGCGCCAGCTCATGCGTGCTGAACGTCAAGATGCGGGCGATGAGTACGATGGGTTGCCGCCTGATGTTTTTGACGTCATGGATCGGTGATGATTGAACGTATCGAATCACTTTGGGCTGATTGCCAACGTTGCCCGCTCCACGCACTTCGCCAACGTGTTGTGATCGGCACCGGGCCCGTGCCTTGTGACCTGATGCTCATCGGCGAAGCACCTGGTGCTGAAGAAGACGAGCGCGGGATCCCGTTCATCGGGAAGGCTGGCCGCCTCATGCGCGAGCTTGGCACTGAGGCAGGCTTGGACATGTCCATGGACGCCTACATCACGAACGTCTGCGGCTGCCGCCCGCCGCAGAACCGGCAGCCGCATGACAGCGAGATGGTTGCATGCTCGCCGCGGCTCGATGCGCTGCTACAAGCCGTACAACCCAAAGCGGTGTTGCTGCTCGGCTCGACAGCCTTTCGGGCTTTGACGGGCGGCAATGCTCCCATCACTCGAATGCGCGGGACCGAGATGGAAACTGGTTGGACGTGGAAGGGTAAAAGATCAATCATTCCAGCCATTCCCACCTATCATCCGGCATACCTTTTACGCGTCGCTGACCCAAAGCGCAAAGAAGAGTTCATCAAGGACATGAAACTAGCATCTGAACTCGCGCATGGATCAAGAGCAAACACCCACTCCGACTGAGAACGCTGCCGTCACATTGGCTGTCATTGGGAATCATGTTGACGGTTGGAAGATCTCGTTCAGCGTCGCGGACGCCATCACGATTCTGAGCAATCGCAAGTATCCCGAGCGCGCCGACGCCATCCAGGCGGCTGAACATCTCGCCAAGGCCATCCGCGACACCCTGTGCGTCAACCCAGACATTGCTAAGGTGGCCAACTGATGAGCGACGTGCTGGAAGACGATGAGGATATCATCCCGGATCCGCCGGCCGGTGGTTATCCTGACAAGATCATGCTGGAGGAATTCAGACTCCAGCGAAAGATTGGCAGCGTGACATGGTTCCGCTGTGCCACATGCCCCGTCTGCAAAAACGTGATGCCCAAGGGCTTTGAAATCTGCAGCGCTTCTTGCCACAAGGCACAAGCAACAGCGGCGGCGAAAACGGCGTCACAAAATAGCGTTACAATCGGAGGAACGTCACATGGCAATTCGTTGGACAATCAACCTGGAAGATTTGAAACACGGCACCCACGTGGTGGAAACCAAGGAGGGCGCGCGCCGCGAAGGCAAAATCACGGAAGTGACGTTCACCACCCAGCTGTTGTATGGTCAAGAGGTGAGGACACCGGCGACTCTGATCATCAACAACGATCAGTCGGACTTCATCCAGTGGGAGTTGATCAAGAGCATCAGCCGGAAGCACGGGGCGGCGGAGTAAGCGATGGCAAAGCAACTGTCATCCAACCAGATCCGACGCCGCAAGCGCAAGGCAAAGCAAGCCGAACTGATCAAGCTGGGGCGCGAAGCAAAAGCCTTGGTGGAGTCAGCAAAAGCAAAGGCGGAAAGCGCGGCCGCGGCCGCGGATGACGCTCAAGCTGACAAGGCAGAGCTGCTGGAACGCCTGAACGGCGCACGTGAAGTCTGCAAAGGCCTTGAAGACAAGGTGGGAGATCTGATAGCGTCCAACCACGGCCTTGACGGCTTGTTGACCAAGCGCAACGCGACCATCGATGATTTGCGTCAAACGTTGGAGCAATCCACAATTCACGCCAGGCAGCTTGAAGGTGCCATGGCCGAGTTGCGCACGCAACTGGAGCGGGCCAACACAGACACAGACCGCAAGGCCAAGATCAAGGCGACGCAGATGGTGCGCGAGATGCATCCGGAATGGCGCAAGCGCATGTTGGACAAGAACAACGAGATCGCGCGCTTGCGGATTGTGGCCCAGATGGAACGTTCAATGCGCAATCCTGAGAAAGAGGAAAGCGTGCTGAAGGCCATCAAGCAGCGTGACCAGATCATCGTCGGCATTTACTCCGGCTTGGTTTGGTGCGAGCAACGCCAGGAATTCCAGAGCGGTGAAGGCAAGGTTGCTTGGGATGCTAAACTTGGCACGCTGATGACGAAGTTGCGTGCCATGATCGAAGTGAAAGAGACACCCGAAGTTGCTCAAGCTCCCATGGAGAGAGCAGCAGAACAGGCACCGCCAGTTGCCACTCAAAGTGAAACCGCAGGATAGGAAGGGCGATCCATACGGGGATGGCTATTCTGCCCGTGAAAAGGGCAAGCCGATCACATCCAATCCGCACAAGACGAACACATGGCACCGGCGGCGATGGTCTGCCGGTTGGCGCCAGGCAGGATTGGACTCAGCAACAATCATGTAGGAGGTGTCCATGAGTCGCATGCTGGCATGGTTGAAGGGGAAATTCAGGGAAGCTGATGAAACGCGCGAAGAGCTCACCAGCGGCGTGATGAAAGTTGCTGGCATGTTGTGTTTTCATTCTGATCCTTGCCCTCACCATCGTTCTGTGGCCGTTGAAATCAACAACATCTTGACGCGTGAGTTGCCGTTTCGTTCTGGAAGTTATGCTGCCCTGACGGAGCTGTGGAAGTTGATCGATGATTACCGCCTTGATGGCGATAACGCGGGAACAGTCAGGAAGATCAACGACTTGGTGGTTGGTGTCGAGGCTGGAGCCTATCACAACGGCTTCGAGTCCGGCCGGAAGATGTCAGACAAGCCCAACAAGGCCGGACTGGATACACCGCTCAATACTGTGTCCTGATGCGTTTCTTGTTGCTCATGTTGTTGGCCAGCGCAACGGCCGGACACCACCACCGCACAAAGCCAAAGCCGATCAAACAAGGCCACGTGCTTTGGCCCATCATCGCAGCAGCGAAGCATGCAGGCAAGCGCATCGAGACTTGCTTGGCTGGGGTGTATGCGACGCCCGATGACGTCAACTCCAAGACCAAGACCGCTACGGGCGCAGATCCGACGCTCACACCAGGCATCGCTCATCGCACGCTGAAGCTCAACACTCCGGTTCAAGTGTGCGTTCACAGCAATGGTGTCTGCCTCGATGCGAGCGTGATTGATCGTGGCCCCTACGGCAAGTTGGCGGCTGATGGTACGTGGTTCAATGGAGCGAAGGAACTTGGCAGGCCGGGCAAATGGCGTGGCTGCGCAGACATCTCCGCACCGTTGGCTGTCTTGCTCGGCATCAGCACGTTATCAGCTGTCACCCTGATCAGCGAAAGGTAAGCATGAAGAACGAAACGATTGTCATCTATCACGGCGGCTGTCGTGACGGCTTTTGCGCGGCGTGGATCGTCAACAGGTTCATGAAGCGAAAGAAGCAAGAGTGCGATTTCTTTGCTGGTTACTATGGACAATCACCGCCAGATTGCTGGGATCTTGACGTCATCATGGTGGACTTTTCATATCCGCTGGCTGAGATGGAACGGATCATACGCCAATGCCGGACCTTGCTTGTCTTGGATCATCACAAGACAGCCATGGAAGCTTTGAGGCCTCTGCAGAGCGTCTTGGATCCAGCATTGAGTCGTGTGCGCATCATCTTCGACATGGACAAGAGCGGCGCCCAAATGGCCTGGGATGCTTTCGCATGCAACACAGTTTCCCCGTACTTGGTGCCGTACATCGAAGATCGCGATCTGTGGCGCCACCGGTTGCCCGAGTCCAAAACGATCAATGCCTACATCGGATCGCTCCCATTCACATTCAAAGCTTGGGATGATGAATATGAGAGATACTTGGACGAGGAGCATAGGCTGCCGTTGCGTGAGGGTGCGGCCGTGCTGGCGAAGGTCGATCAGTACGTCGCTGTGGTGCGCAAGAACGCGTTGATCTGCCGTTTCATGGGGCATTCGGTCCCGGTTGTCAATGCGTCGCAAGTCGACATCTCTGAATTGCTGGAAGACTTGTTGGTGAACCCGCTTCCAGGTCATCAATGCCCATTTTCGGTTGGTTGGTGGCAGCGCCAAGATGGGATGTTGGTGTACAGCATGCGCTCCGTCGGTGATTTTGACGTGTCTGATTTGGCTAAGAAGATGGGCGGAGGCGGGCACAAGAACGCAGCCGGATTTGAGTCACCCGTTCCGGTCCATGTTTGGGGTGCTGGGTTGGCGTGGGAAGATGAAAAGGTGTTGCAATGTCGTATCCACGATTAGACGAACCCAAGTTGACCGTTTTCATCTGCGGGCGGAACCACGACGCTGTGCCGTTGTGCAAGACGCCAGGTTGCGGGATAATCGCCCGCAAGCGTTGTGACTTTCCTGTTTTGAGGGGCGGGAAGGCTGCAACATGCGGGCGTGAGATCTGCGCTCGTTGCGCCACCAACCAAGGTCCGGAATTCCCCAACTTGGACTTTTGCCCACCGCACGAGAAAAACAAGCCAAAACGGTGAATCACAAAGAGGCCATTGCCATGGGAATATCAGAATTTGTTGGTCATTGTGATGAATATGACAGGTTGAGCAGAGCCTACAAGGCCACATCTGACTTGATGTCATGCAACGATCTTTGCAAAAAGATAAGCGCGGAATCAAAAGAGATCCGCGTTGCTGTTGAGATGACGATGGGCATGGTTCGTTCGCCGCATTTGCAGGCAGCACACCCGGATTGCTCGGTGTTGCTGACGTACTTCAACGCTTGGCTCACCCTGCGTGGTGGGTGGTCTGCGTAACTGGACAGGAGTTGTGATGGAAACTTGGAAGATAGTTGGATATGTGTTGCGCATAACAGCGCTCATCGTTGCAGTGCTTTGGATCAGGCTGAGCTATGCGCGCGTCATTGCGGAGTGCGCCAACCATGTCAAGTCTGCACGGAAAGAAGCAGCAAAGCGCGCTGCAGCCCTTGCCGATTGGCTGCGCGCTGGTGGGAATGGCGGTTTGGATGTTTTGTTGTACCATCCCGGCATTGGCGTTTTGTTGAACGAACGGCCGTTCACGGGCTCCAGCGTGACGTTGTCGTTGGTCGGAAAATGCTGCCATCCAAAGGCGAAGCGGTTCTGCAACCAAACGTGCATGGTTTACTCGGCTGTGACGTTTCGCTTTTTCCCAATCAAAATCCACAACGATGATCACGAGTATTTTGCCATGGTCATTGATGAGGAATACGGCCTTGAGGCCATGGTCAGGGCCATCAACGGAGCTCAAGAAAACTCCGTTGGCGTTGTCTAGCCTCATGGCGTCGGATTCGCAACTTCAATCCGAGTTGGAGCACGCCATCACCGACGGCGACATTCAAGTGAGCATGGCGAAGAACATCGACTCGGAAGGCACCACAGCCATGCTGATCATGGTGAAGGATCGTGCGCTCCGTTTGGCGATTGAGTCCGCGGTCCAACGTTGTGGATTTTGCATTTTGGATTGGCCAATTGGAAAGATGGTTAAGTGATGGCTGGGCTGCCGAGGTTGTTAGACGGTTGGAGATGGTTCGCAAAGGAATCGCGTGATGAGTCCGGGAGAACGCGGTTGCGCCACGCGGCCGGGGTGTTGACGACCGACATCGATTGCTTTGTGTACATCGACCATGGGAGCGTCACGATTTCAACAGGCATCGCGCCTTACGAGGTTGTGATCGCTGTCTTGCAGGCCAATGGGTTGTTGGGGCAAAGATGAAAATCACATGCGACCTTGGGATCGAACAAACTGTTTGCTGTGCGTTTGAGCGCTTGGCTGATGGGAGCATTCGCGTCATCGCTGAAGCGTACGGTGACGACATCCAAGAATTTCTGAAACACTTGGAGGAATACAAGGCCAAGCACCAGTCGCCCGGTCAGGCTGTTGCCTTGACCACCACCCTCGACTGTGACCATTGCGGCAGCTCGGCCATCGAGAGTAAAACCGGCATGTTTTGGGATGGTGATGGCGGCCATTGTGCGAATTGCGGCCACCCCGGACACGTCATGTGTGATGGAGAAGAAATACCATATTGGCACACGGATGATGGCGAGGATGATGTTTGTTGCGATCCCGATTGCGAGGAGTGCAACGTGTGATGCCACCCGCAACCAACAATCGCATCATCAACCAGTTGCGTCGACTTTTCCCGGCCGGACGATGGGTGTGGAAATGGGAGGAATATCGCTGGTTCAATGAAGTCAATGGCGATGCCGTCACAGCCGTTTCTGTTCATTCGCCGATCTACGATGGCGATGAAGATAGATTCACCACAAGATACATGTTGAATTGGCCAAATGGCAAATGGGTGGATGGCATCCTTGACGGTCGCACGCACCGTGGGTGAATCATGGATTCCTTCATCAAGTCAATCGCGCTGGAAGAACTCAGGGCTGCGGGCCCGGCTCGCGTCCGGCGGCGCTTGGAAGCGCTTGTCAACAATGATGTGTTGGGATTCACAGGAGCCCAACAGCTGTGGACAGAAGCTTTCGGCGGGACGTTGATCGCGATCCCTGATAGGCCAAAGAAGAAGACGCATTGGTGGTTTGGATTCAAGAGGTGATGGATCATGAAACGCAAGCCAAAACATGGCATCTGCAGCGTGTGTGGCGCAGCAGTCCCAACCACCCAAAGCCACTTAGCCGTTGACTTGGACTACAAGTGTATTGACGGGCATTACTACAAGCTTGGCAAGCTCGAAACCGTGAGATGCTCCCAGCACATGGATGAGAAGGATCCGCGGTCACCAGGATACGGGTGGAGTTGAATCAAAGCTACGCAGGAACCCAGCGGCCGTTCTGAATGAACCCGTGATTACCGCAGGCACGGCAGAGAATCGAGGGCGCCAGGGTTAGCGGGTCACGGTTGATCACTTCCCATGAAGCGATTGAGCTGTTGAAATCCCGATCCCAAGCACCACCCCGGAATGGGACGAAGCCGCGGCACTTTTGCCCGCTTGGTTTGAGATGGGTCTCATGGATGGCGCAGCGCTCACCCTTGTACTCAGCATAGCGGATCCGGACGCCGTGCCCGATGTCTTCACCATCCTCATTCTCGTCAGCCATGTCCCGGATCGTAGCGCCAATCACAGATGGAAAAGCGCGGTAACCAAAAGCCACACCAGTTACCGCCGCACAGCAACACCACATCAAAATTGGCCATTCCCACCACAAACCAGCGGTAACCATTTCCAACCCCACGTGTGCCCGACTCCGAAACACCCTAGGCGAGCTAGTAAGAACAAGCACAAAGCGGTGTGATGACGAGATGTAAAGTGAATCACCCACAGAAACCAGCCATCAATAAGTGGTGTGTTGAATCCACCATCAATCTTGGCAGAAAAACACACCAACCCTGAACAGCCAGAAAGTGGGATCACAGCCCACGAATCAGTGGGCCAATCCGCATCACCAACCAGCCCGGAAATGCCATGGTGAAGTGGCCTCCTTAGACCACAGCCACGAATCACATGGCCCTT